GGTTGCGCGCGACTCTCGTAGTTTTTTTGAGTGTCCACCGAATGTTGACAGGGTGAACGGCACAAGTGAACGAGGCCACCACATCCGTCAGAGAACAGGCGCGCCATGAGGGAGTATCTCCGTCATTGATCCACCGCTGGCGGCAGCGCGGCATGCCGTCCGACTTGGAAGGCGGCAGCGTCTGGCGTGCCCGGAACGCCACCCGCCGCGCGGGACGCGCCCCCGGCCCCGCCCCGGCCCCGAAATCGCTACTCGCTGACCCGATGGCGCAAGCCGACCCCGCCCCGGAGCTTTCCGTCGAAGTCGATGAAGACCCGCAGGCGACCAAGCAGGCCGTCGAGTTAGCCGAGCGCCCGGAGGAAGTCATCACCAGCGAAGCGTCCTGCAAGGAGATGCTGCGCGCCCAGCGATCCAGCCGCCAATACGCCGCAGGCCGCATCGCCGCCTGCCACAAGCGCGGCGACGAAGCGATGGCGCAACGATGGACGCAGATCATGAACAACATCATCCCCAAGCAAAAGGACACCGAGCGCGACCTGCTTGACCTCTTGGAGCGCACGGGCAAGACGATGACCACGGAAGCCGCCAAGCGATCCTTCCGCACCGTCTTCAGCGAGTTACGGCAAAAGCTCGTCGCCGCTCCTGCCGCCTTGGCCGCACAGCTTAACCCGCAAGACCCGCACCACGCGCAAGGCGTCATGGAGAACTACGTCCGCAGCCTTTTCAAAGAAACCTATGAAGACCACCAACCTACCGCTTGAGAAACTGATCGCCTACGCCGGGAACCCCCGGCGCAATGACCACGCCGTCGAGGCGGTCGCCGCCGCGATCAAGCGATTCGGATTTCGTGTGCCTGTGCTGGCGAAGTCGGACGGCACACTGATCGACGGCCACCTTCGGATCAAAGCTGCCAAGCGTCTTGGCATGACCGAGGTTCCGGTCGCGCTCTGCGATGACTTGAGCGAAGCCGAGATCAAGGCACTCCGCATTTCCATCAACCGCATGGCCGAGCTTGCCGAATGGGACGAGGAACTTCTCATGGCAGAGCTTGAGGGGCTGGCAGCGGAAGGGATCACGATGGACGATGTGGGCTTTGATGCGGATGCGCTGGCGCAGCTTGCCAGCGAGGCTAAAGAAATTATTGCCAGCCAAGAAGAATCCGCCACGCTTTCGGAAAAGTTTGGAGCCGCGCCATTTTCTGTGCTGAACGCAAGGGAGGGCTGGTGGCAAGAGCGTAAAAGAGCGTGGCTTGCTCTTGGAATTAAAAGCGAGTGCGGAAGAGATGCAGCAACAGGCGGCAGCAAAATGGTTGCTGGCTACGCAAATGGGGAAAGGCAAACAGGTCTTGTAGCCGAATCAGACACAAGCATTTTTGATCCGGTGCTTTGCGAGCTTGCTTATGCTTGGTTCAGCCCAAAGCAAGGAACAATTCTCGACCCATTTGCAGGCGGAAGCGTGCGCGGCATAGTTGCCGCAAAAATGGGCCGCGCCTATATCGGCCAAGAGTTGCGAGTCGAGCAGGTAGCAGAGAACCAAAAGCAAGCGCAGGAAATTTGTTTAGATGATACGACGAAGCCCAAGTGGATCGAGGGCGACAGCAGAACAATAGACAAAACGTGCGCCGACATTGAGGCCGACCTTATTTTTAGCTGCCCGCCTTATGCTGATCTTGAGGTGTATAGCGATAACCCTGCGGACATTTCTTCGCTTGCTTACGAACAATTCAAAGAAGCATACCGCGAGATCATTGCAAAAGCCTGCTCTCGCTTGAAAAAAGACCGCTTTGCCTGCTTCGTTGTCGGAGAGGTGCGGGATAAGCGCGGCAACTACTACGACTTCGTGGGGGATACAGTGCAAGCGTTTCGGGACGCTGGCCTTCAGTATTACAACGAAGCAATTCTCGTCACAATGGTTGGCAGCTTGCCCATCCGCGCTGGCAAGCAATTCTCAGCCTCCCGCAAGCTCGGCAAAACGCACCAAAACATTTTGGTCTTTGTAAAGGGAGACGGCAAAAAAGCGGCGCAAGCCTGCGGCGAGTGCCACATTGCGATGGATCAATTTGGCGAAGAGCTTCAATGATCCCGCCGCCAGTAGTAGAGCAATTAGCGCCCGATCTATTTGTGGTGCGCGACGACTTGCTGCTTGGCGGAACTAAACGCTGCTTTGCCGACAATCTGATCGCGGGCCATGAAGAGGTCGTTTATGCAAGCCCCGCCTACGGCGGCGCGCAGATAGCCATAGCCCACTCGGCTGCGGCCACCGGGGCGCGGGCAACCATATTTGTGGCGAAAAGAAAAGCCCCGCACCCGCGAACCTTGGAAGCAAAAAGCGCCGGGGCAAAGATCATGCAGGTTCCGACAGGATACTTGACCAACGTGCAGGCCAAGGCCCGCGCTTATTGCGAGGCTTTTGGAGCATTTTTGCTGCCATTCGGGCTTGAGACAGAAACGGCATTTGAGGAAATCGCAGCCAGAGCAAGGGAGGTCGCCGCGCAAGTCGGAGAGTTAGACGAAGTTTGGTCTGTTGCTGGCAGCGGAGTTCTGACGCGCGGCCTACAAATGGGCTTGCAGGCGGGAAGCTACCACGCCGTGCAAGTTGGCCGCAGCCTGCGGCAGAAAGATGTGGGCAGGGCAAAGATACACATTTGCCCGCAGCCCTTTGAGCAGAACGCAAAGACGCCGCCGCCCTTTCCTTCATGCAGCAACTATGATGCGAAGGGCTGGCTTCCCTTTATGAGCAAGGGCAGGGGCAGGAGGCTTTTCTGGAATGTGGCGCGATAGATCAAGGCAGGGGAAATCTGCCCCGCTCCGTGATCTGCATGATGCGGGCTTGCTGCCCTGCGGGCATGGCCTCGCGCGCCTGTTGCAAGCTGGCAAAAGACTTTTGCAAGTCCTTCCAAGCCAAGCTGGTTGGAATCCAGATTTGCACCTTGAAGTAGTCGGAGAATCTGCAAGATCCGTTCTTTCTCATGGGGTCACGACTAAGCGAGAAAGCCAATAAGTCCACATGAATCTTTCAGCCGAAGTTATCCGCAGCCTGCGCGATGTATTCGCGCCCATCGACACGCGCGAAGTTTATCAATGGGCCGAGGACGAGGTTGTCCTGTCCCGCCGTCAGACCGAGACGCCGGGGCCGTATAGCACGCTCCTAACCCCCTACGTCCGCGAACCGCTGGCCGCATTTAGCGATCCGCGCGTCAGCGACATGACGCTTTGCTTCGGCACGCAGACGGCCAAGTCCACTGTGGTCTTGATCGGGATGGCGTGGCGGTTGGTCAATAACCCATGCCCGACCCTGTGGGTCGCGCCCAACGAAAACTTTGTGCGCTCGTTCTCCGAGAACCGCTGGCAGCCGATGGTCGATGACTGCAAACGCCTCGCCGCGCTCAAGCCCTACAACCCGCACCGCTACAAAACGCTGGAGCAGCAATTCCGCGATTGCACCGTGAACTTCGTCGGGTCGAACTCCCCGGCGAACTTGGCCTCCCGTCCCATCGGCCTGCTGATTCTTGATGAGACAGACAAGTTTGCCGAGCCCACCGCCCGCGAAGCCGGTGCAGTTGCGCTTGCCGAAAACCGCACGAAGTCATTCACCAACGCGCTGCGGGTCAAGACCTCCACACCGACCACGGAAGAAGGGGAAATCTGGCAGGCGTTTCTCGCGGGAGATCAACGATTCTATTTTGTGCCGTGTCCGCACTGCGGCGAGCGGCAGCGGCTGCTCTGGTCGCAAGTGAAGTGGGACGAAAAAGCCCGCGACGAGAACGGCAAGTGGGAGGAGGAGGCCGTGCGCCTGTCGGCCTACTACGAGTGCGCGCATTGCAAGGGGCGCATCGACAGCGGCCACAAAACCAAGATGCTGCGCGAGGGGGAGTGGCGACCGACCAACCCCAACGCCAGCCCCGGTCGCCGCAGCTACCATCTGAACTCGCTTTACGCGCCTTGGAAGTCGTGCAGCTTCGGAGAGTTGGCCGTCAAGTTTCTGGCCGACAAAGCCTCATTGATGGGCCTGCAAGATTTCGTCAACGGCGCATTGGCCGAGCCGTGGGTCGAGGACGCCGACAAGGAACAAGAGGTCAAAACCGCCGCCAGCGATTACCTTTCCGGCGACCGATGGGACGAGGCCGAGTTCTCTGCAATGACCGTGGACGTTCAAGATCAAGGCGGGCGACATTTCTGGTGCGTCATCCGCGATTGGAGCAAGGACGGACGCTCGCGCGGAAGATTTGCGGGACGAATCGAAACTTGGGATGACTTGGAAAAGCTACGCGAGGAACATGAGATCCGCCCGCCGTGCGTCTTTGTCGATTCCGCCTTCGCCTCGCGGGAAGTTTATTTTGCGTGCTGCCGCTTCGGCTATGTCGCCCTACGCGGCAGCGATAATGAGAGTTTCACGTGGAACGATAACGGGCGCAAAGTGCAACGCGCTTACGCCCGCCCCGAGCGCGGCGATCCTGCGGGCGGGGGGAGATGGGACGCCGGGACGCTCGCGCGCCGAACGTGTCCGCTCATTAAATTCTCCGCGCCAACGTGCGAGGATATTTTAGACGCGCTACGCCGCAGCGATCCGGTGCGCTGGGAATTTCCAAAAGACTTTCCGCTCGACTGGCACGAACACCTTGCCAGCACGGTAAAGAAGCGTACGCGCAACGCGATCACCGGAGCGGTCAGCTACAAATGGATCGTCGTGAAGGGGAGGCCGAACCACTTGCGCGACTGCGAGAAAATGCAAGTGGTCGCAGCCTTACTTGCCCGCGTCTTGACCCCCGCCGCCGAGCGTCCTTCAGAGAAGGCGACCTCGTAAAGCGGTCATTTGCAGGGGTTTAGGGGGGTGAAAAAAAAGATGAAAAAAGGCGAATCTTTTTCTTTACAAAGACAAGCGGTTGTCTTAACTTGACGGGGTAATGAGAACACAGAACACACAAACACAAGTCGAAACCGTCGAGTCCGTCCGCAGCCGCCAAGTCATCTGGGTTGATTGGATGCAGAAAGCGACCGCAGGACTTTCCGACGATTCGCTTGTCGAAGTCACAACACAGCACACGCCGTTCGGCGACTACTGTCTCGGCATCAAACCCGTAGAAAAACGTCCGATCGCGGTCGGAACGTGCTACACCACCGCAGACGAAAACGGCGTTGCCGTGATCGGTGCGAAAGTCACATGGAATGATGGCGAGTCTGGCGAAATGACTTGGCCGAACACGGATGCGTTTAGCGCCTTCCAAGGCCGCTACTACAACTTCTGACCTCCCTCCCGCCCCCGCAAGTCGGGGGCGGCATGGGACGCCAGACGGCGAACCACGATCAGCGGCGGCAACCGCTGAAATAAAAAGAAAGAACACAGAACATGATCAGCACACTCGAAACCACCGGATCACTTAACCGCGATCCTCTCACCGCCGAGCACGGCGCATCGACAGTCAGCGACCGCTACGGGTTTGTCTCCACCCGCACGTTGCTGGATAACCTCCAAGCCGAAGGATTCACACCGCGCGACATTCAGATCGCCCGCGTGAACAAGTCCGAGCGGCAGGGATTCCAAAAGCACATCATCCGCCTGCAACACGCAGACCTCATGCCGAGCATCGGCAGCGAGCATCAACCCGAAATCGTGCTGGTCAATTCGCACGATGCCCGGAGCAGTCTCAAGCTGGCCTTGGGCATCATCCGGTTTGTTTGCATGAACGGAATCATCAGCGGCGAAATGGCGTTTAGCACGCGCTTCATTCACCGAGACATCACCACGGATCGCGTGAACGAGGCCGCTATCGGTCTGACCAAAATGGTGCCGCAGTTGCAGGCCCGCATTGCCGGGATGAAAGAGCGCGTCTTGAGCGAGCCGGAAGTCGGCAAGTTCATCCGTGACGCCGCCGCCCTGCGATGGGATGACGAGCGCAAGGTCAACGAAGCCGCGTGGGCCTTGGGCCGCAAACGCCGCTACGAGGACGGAACAAATAGCCTGTGGCAAGTCTTCAACCGCGTGCAGGAAAACATCATCCGAGGCGGCTACCGCGTTCGCCGGATCACCAGCGCGGCCAAGGATGTCGAAATTAACCGCGACCTTTGGAACCTCGCGGCGGGATTCCTTAACTAATCAAGACAGGCGGGGAGTCCGATCCTCCCCGCCGCCTTACCACAATGAAACCCGACAAGATCATTCCCCTCCCCATCAAGCCCGCCGCCCCCAAGCCCGTGCTTGACGAGGCCGAGCCGCAGAACATCATCGTGGTCGAGTTCGACCGGGACGAGTATATCGTGACCGCCAGCCCTTACGCCGTATGAGCAAGCAAACCGACATCAGCAAAGCCGCCGCCGCCCTCGGCAAGAGGGGCGGGCAGGCAGGCACAGGCAAGGCCAAGGCCCGCAGCAAGGCGCATTACTCCGAGGCAGGGAAGAAGTCCGGGGAGGTTCGCCGCCTCAAGGCGCTTCAGCGCAAGGGGGCGACAGGGTAAATACCCTGTTTTCAAGGGGTTACAGGGGCCAAAAAAAAGATGAAAAAAAGATAAATTTTTT